GATATATACCCGGGGGTATGCTACGCTATCTATTATTTTTGTGAATTTGTTGATGACAACTGTTACATAAACAAATTAAATTATTTATATCTAATCTCTTAGACCAATCACGCTTAATAGGAATGATATGGTGTATCACATCAACAAGTGTTACCTTACCTTCTGCTAGGCAGTGTTGACATAGTCCATGATCTCTTCCTAATACTACAGTCCTAAGTTTAATCCAATTACCTGAGCAATAAAAACTCTGCTCTTTCTTATCAGTCCTACTCTTCTTATACTTCATATGGTTCTCTTGTGCTATGTACTCATGATCAGTACAGTATCCACTTGCATCTCTTGTTAGCTCTGTGCATGTTGTATATCTACATGGTCTTAGTGATCTTAGCATTAGACTACACCTACTTTGAACCATGTCTGAAGTTGTGGAATGAAGCTAATATATCTAACAACTTATCTTCATCTATAGTCACATCATAACTACTTGGTCTAATTCCCATTAGATCATTTCCATCATCACTGTATTTGATGTTTACAGCTTGAATCAACGCCTCTTGCAATTGATATAGCTTATGCTTCTTGTCGATTAGAGTATTGTATTCATTCTCACTTAATATAATCTGCATCTATAAAGCCTCTTCCTTTTTTTTAAGTTACTTATACAAAAAGCACCCTAATTAAAGAGTGCTTCAACAAATCCCTATAAGCTCACTTATTATTTTCTTTAATACTCTGATACATAAATAATTGAACTTCTTACAAAGAAATATTTCTTATATGTCTTTTCTGCCTCATTAACGCAATAATTTAATTCATAAACATTCGTTCCCTTTATTCCCTCTAACCAGTATTTGAGGTTAAGAAATTCAGTATCTGTCAACGTAAATGCAAAAGCCTTCTCATTTATTAAATGAATTATATATCTTTTACTCATATTCACATCTCTCCTTTCATCAACCCTATTCGACAAAAGGAAATTAATATCCTGCTAAACTATGTTCTTTTGACAGGAATATCAAACATAGCCTTAAAAAAGTCAACATATGAGATGAAATAAATCTTCTCTTCATTTACCTCTTTTTCATCAAAATCATACCATGATTTATAAATGCTTATCCCGTTATAGCTCAAATCAATTTCATATGGATCAACAACTTCATCATTAGGTAGAACATCATTCATTAATGCTTCTCTCATATCCAGAATTGGCCCATAAAGCTTATAATTATTATCCAATTCTTTTTGCTCCTGAATAAATTGATCCCAGCTTTTCTTTTTCATTTTACCTTGACGCATCAATTTAACCTCTTCTAATGCCTCAATTATTGCATCTTTAAGCTTATCTTCCATCATTAACGTCTCATCTTCTTTAGAAGCTCACTTGCTTTTCTATTACGTTCTAGTGCTGATGCTGATGGAGGACGCATCATTTCTTCTCTAATTTGATCAGCATAAATACCTTTAATAACCCCATCATCTAGGGATTCATCTTCAATTTCTTCTGGAAATATCTCTTCAAAATCACGTATCAAATCTATAGCTAAACTTGCATCACGTGGATCATAACAATCTGTAGCACCATTTTTAAGACATTCTAAAATGACTTTTAATTCTTTATCATAAAAACTCAAAGTATAATGTACCGTTTTATCTTTAACTCTCATCAAGCAACCCCTTATCATAATCAGCTAATCTCTTCATTGTCTTAGCATATTTAATCATTATTTTTTTAATAGCTTGCTCATTCTCTTCCTTGTCATATGTTTGTACTTCCAACCCATTGGGAGTAATTACAACCCTACTACCTAAAGGAGGATTCTTAATGTCATCCATTTATATCACCCTTGTTTATTATATCATCTTAACTAAGAGATGTTTTAATTTTACTTATAGCCCAAGTACCAATGCCTATAGCATCGGCCTCATCTTCTGAACAATCAAAACCATACTTATCCTTAACAAATATCTGTGTATTTAACTTTTGCTCTTCTCTTTTTCTACCTTTGATTCCACACTTACTTTTCCATTCACTAGGTTTAACAATAGTAAATCCAATATCTATCTTAAAAAAGTATTGCATAATCACACCTTGGAATTGTGATAGCTGTTGAAATGTCTTTGTATTATTTTGCATCTGTGTATCTTCAAATACTATGAATGATGGATTAAGTGACTCAACTAATTCAATAATTAAATCACTCATCAATTTCATACGCTCTATAATATTTTTCTCTATAGGATCAACCTCTAAAAATCCATATGTAATAAGTGCATTATTTTCAAATACTGAATATCCAGATTTTAATGTAGCTTGATCTAAACATAATATTTTACTCATCAGTAACAACAATACCTCTTCTTTGACCCTCTTTTAATCTATAAATATGTGTACCTGATACTCCATACTTTTCACTTAAAAAAGCAGGCTTTACACCCTCTGAAAGTGCTTTACGAATCTCTGCAACTTCCTCATCACTTAAAGTACAATGACCATTGTTAGAACCAGTCTGAGCCTTAACCATATTACTTGTATCAGCAACAGGTTTTGCTCTCTTTGCAATTATTCTTTTATTTATAATTGTCCATCCATCAATAGCACTACAGTAACCAATAAAATAGTTCTCCATGGACTCTAAATTATCAGCATTGCATTCTTCAAGTATTTCAAATTTTATTCTATTATTATCAATGTTCCAAGCGTCTTGAAATTCAGTATATGAATGTTTGTCTGTCCTCAGTTTAGCTAAATGATTACTCCAACGCTTTTTAATATTCTTACTGCTGCCTACATAAACTGCTCCTGTTTCAAAGTCCTCGATTTTATAAATACCACTAATTAAATTTTCCATTTTAAACACTCTCTCTTTCGTTTTAAGGCATAAAAATAACGTCTATTTTCTAGACGCTTGCCGGACTTATTATTTTGTTTTATCTTGAAGTAATTTCTTCTAATTTTTTAAGTGATTCCATAATTTTATAGTTTAGTAACATACTTTTAATTTCAAACTGTAGTGAATGAATTTTAAATTCAAGCTGTTGCTTTTCCATTAATGATGATAATTTATTTGAGTCAAATTTCATTAGATTTCAACCCCTTTCATTAGATTTATTTTGGAATATTTTTATACTCCTCAATTTTGGATCTTAAAGATTCTGAATTAGTGAAACGAAAAACATTCCTTTTAGGAAAATTTCTATCCGGCTCAAAACTATGTAAAATGAATCCACTCATTTGTAGGAATCCACATAATTTTTGGCTACGAATTACATAATATTTAAAGTCAAATTTCTTATCTATTTCCATGATATTTTACCACCTTAATTTATTTGATTTTGCACACCTTAGGTCTGTTCACTTTGAGATTTTTTGACCTCAAGAATGAAGCTATAGGCTGATCCTAGAATCTAAAAATATGCTCTGAGCTGTTTAAAAAGTTTACTGACACAAACTGACACTATAATATATTGCACCTCTCTAAGAGGTCGTTTTAAGCATAAAAAGTAGAGTGCCAATAAATTAATAATGACACTCCGATTAAGGAGGAAGAATAATGAATGAACCCAATCAAATTGGGAAAATTATCAAAAGCTATTTCTAGCATTTTTATTGTATTAATACTATTTGTGTGATATTATTATTTATAACTGTTCTACTTGAATTTTAAAATATATGCCCGTATTAATTCTAACTTTTCAGGCACAAGCATCCTTCGATTACTCAAAAACAAACTGATTGAGCAAGTAGATAAATTTATAACTTTTGAGATATGTTTTTGCATCACTCCCCTACTGGAAATGAAATCCTCTAATTCTTGACGCAGTTGAGAGTTCTCTTTGTCATATTCAATTACTTTTGTTTCTGTTGCCATTGTGTTCACCTTTCTTTATTTGATTTCGATAAAATAAAATTACAAAAAGTATTCATATTCTATTGTATTATATAATGTCATGTGATATAATTGTGGTTTATGTATCTTTATTCGTAAAAGATAAAAGGATAGAAAATTAATCCTATCCTCTACGTTGGTATTTTTTACATTGTTCCAACTAACAATTTACTAGTATACTTACAAAATAAGTAGAAGAGATTTCGATTTAATGTCTACTCTCTCTCCTATTGTAGCATAATGGCAAATCGTGGCAAACACACAATATGTACTACTTTGAGGCTAGTTTTACCATTGAGTTTTTTATTAAAAACATGTTTAATAGTCCAGTACCATATGTTTTAAACAATATTTCTAATGATAATGACTCGATTCCACTCTTTTTATCCACCTTGCCATTATTTTTAACGCTATTAAGAGCTTTTCTAAGCACTCCATATATATCTGCTTTAGTTAATTTTAAGTTCATTATGCTCTTAGATACATCTGATTTAGCATATCTTATTAACTGTAATTTATCTTTAGATGATAAATCTGCATTTAATTTATATGCTTTTGTTTTTGTGTCTAAATTCTTTATCATTTTAACAATATAATTAACTACATCTGCATTAACTTTATTAGTATTCCTTTTAACTAACTGCACAACCTGCACTGTACCTACTTTTTTGCTATTCTTAACTTTATCCATTTCTGTCTGCAACCAGTTCATAGGAGTATCCATTTCTCTATCGTATATTTTGTCTTCCCATTCCTTCTGGATATCATCATTGACTTTCAGCAATCCAACTAAGACTTTATTCTTCTTGTCTAAGTCTTTAATTTCTACTCCATTGTCAATGCAATACTTCAAGATTATAGGTTGATCTAATTCTTTCCTATGATTTTTGTTAGTGGCGTTTCTTTGTTTCTTAGAAGCAGTATCTCCAATAAACTTGAAAAAGTAAGGTTTAATTCTTCTACTATCTGTATCATCAACCAACCTTAATCCCTTTTTCATTTTTTCTAATTCTTTAGGGACATTAAGTTCTTCAAATTGTTTCTTAGCTTTGTCGATCTCGCATTGTGACATACTAGATAATCTTGATGTCTTCTTATACAATTCATTTAACTCTGAATCTGAAGCCAATTTATTGTATTTAAGGTGGAACATTAGAGAATTAATCTCCTGAGAAAGGTTAATCACATAACCAATATAGTTTTTAGCAATCTTATGATCAATATCACTCATGTTTTCGCCTGTGATTGGTGCATTATTACTACCTGTATTTGCAATAGCATTAATTGGAATAGGAGTTACATCTTTATCAATGTCCTCACAAGCCTTAACAATAATTTTATTCTTTGTGAGAAGATTGCAGTCTATATCAAAGTCCTCCCCTTGGTAGGTACTCAATATTGGATAATTTATGGAATTGAGAAATACTATATTTGGAGTACAGTTAAAGTAATCCTTCAAATCTTTTACCTCTTTGTTAACCTGGACACCAATATTTGAAACATTTATGTGGGGGTTACGAAATCCTACAACATTATCTCCATCCTCGAACCTACTGCAATATAACTCATTATCTATTAGCTCACTTGTACCATCAAATTCTCCTACAGTAGCTTTAAGAAGCTCCATACCATTTCCACAAGCTACACAGTAATCAGCTTCAATTCTGATCTTACCCTGTCTTACCTCTGCAATATAGGCATTGATGAAATTACGTCTATAATCCTTAAATACCTGTGTATTTTGAAACTCTTCATTCTTTTTAACCAATTCTACAAAAGCACCTGTGACATCTATATTACTTCCTATTTCTAGGTCATTCTCATTGTCTTCAGCACAATCTATTTCTACCTCTGTATCTTGGTTGACTTCCTGTAAAAAGAAATCTAAATCATTTTTTAACTTATTAATGTATTCAATTTCTGGTTCAACTAATTCTATTAATTGTTCTTTGGTAAATGGAATTGTATTGACCATCTGATAGCTCAAAACATTCTTAGTACCATTTTCAATGTGTGAAGGTTTTTCTGTTTTACATACTCCAAATGTCTCTCCACAATTATCTTTCCAATATTGAAGCCATGCACCATCACCTGAATATCCTTCCATCTTTAATACCTCATCATTGTATTTATAAAGTTTTATAGCACTAGGAGTAGTAATCAACATAATATCCTTAACTTTAATTGCATTACCATACATATCTTCAACTACATATGTTTCATAGTCTAATTTATTGTCTGCACAATATTTCATATAATATTCTTCAAGGCAAACTGAGAACGCTGCACATTTCATAAACCGATTTCTTAAGAGGGCAACCCCACGACCTGAAATAATTTTATTGTCTTCAAATATTTTATTAGACATAAGACCTTCACCATCCCAGATACTATTTGATTCTTTGGTAGGCATAGTCTTTGTATGTAGTTCTCCATCTTCTAACCATGTTTTGCTCATAGTCCAATCAAATTCACTCACATAATCATTTATGACAAGAATCTGACTAGGGTTAATGCTAATGCATCCTATGATGCTCGACAGTGGCAAACTCTCATATGCACGAATTCCTGCAATTTGGACATCACCTTCAAATTTTAATCCCATTCTGCCCCATTCAATAACATTTTTGATACTATCTAAGCAAAATAGATTTTCTCCTACTCTAGCTTTACCTGAAGATCTTTTCCAATTTTTCATTAGCTTATCATTGAATTTGAATCCATTTACATAAGTCCAATCCTTTAATTGTTTGGTTGTCATTTCTACAACAATATTATCAACTGTTGATTTATATTTTTTACTATATTTTACATTAATAACATCCAGTGTATATAATTTACCATCATCCATTTTTATTATTTCAAGACCTTCAATTAACTCTTCATTTTCTACTAATTCATATGAATAATCTAATTTACCATTGAGCATTTTATCTAGATACTCATAATCAACCTCATAATTACCTGTTTCTTGATTAGCCTTATACAACCAGCAAGCCTCTATATTAGGGATATATATACCATTTTTTAAATTATTCATTATAAACACTCTCCTCTATTTGTTTTATTTATTATTTGTTTACTATTTGACTCAACTCATATTCTTGTTCCTGTATGGCTCTTCTTATATCCTCTGGTATCTGATCATTGTTTAAATTAATGCACTCCTGGTTTAATTCTTGCTCTTCATCTGTGAGTTCATATGTATCTTCAAAATGATTCTTATTATTCTGTAACCCTCTACCCTTAATTTCTGCAAAGGAACGAATATCAACTAAATTATCTTTATATTCCAGCTCCGCATACTCAACTTGTTTCTCCTCTAGCTCCTGGATATCAACAGTATTATTTATTTCTTGTTTCTTGCTACGCTTCTTATTAGAAGTAACTTTATTTGTAGGCATTAATTTTTGCTCTGCAACCTGTATCTGTAATTGATAATTGAAGTTTTTCTCATCATTATATTGTCCAATGAAAGTTGTGCAATAATGTTTATCCGGGGTCAAGAAGCTATTATTGTATCTAATCAAATGTAGTTCATCCTGAAGAATAACATTATAATTACTAATGGTTTTAGAATCACTCAATAATTGCTTTAGCTTTGTTTGAGATAAGTAACCAAAATTACTTTCATTATGTGAAACCCTTCTACATGCAATAAAGTATCTGATCAGGCTGGACTTACTTAATTTTTTTGACTCTAGCTGATTAAATATGTGATTTATTTCCACATCATAAATTACAAAGTACCTTTCTTCTGGTGGGGCAACTAGCTCAACATAAAATATAGAATCTTTACTAATATCGTCAACAGAAATATCTTGATAAGATAGATCATACAAACCAGTAATATATTCTTTTTTTATCAAACCAGATATGGCTTCTTTCAATGTAGGAATTATTTGTCTATTATTAGAAACATTAACTCTCATTATCTTTGTAATCATATCAAGGGAACATACACCAACTGATTTATACAACTGGTAATTCCTATACAATAAAACTAAAACAGTTAACTCCTCATTACTAACGCTCAAATCATCATAGATATCATTAGGGAGTTTGACAAAGAAATTATCTAAATTATTATCCATTATTTTAATCACCCTCTCAAATTAGATTTTACAAACAGAAATTTAATTTTTGTTTTATGTGAAAAGGAAAATACAAGACAAAAACAAAACCCAAAAATTATTTGCGATTCGCAAATTAATATAACTCTTTATAGTTCTTTTACTTTTTATTATTATTTAACTCTTTATACACTAGGGATTACTACATAAAAAGCGTTAGAAATCCTGAACCTTATATACGCTTTTGCGTTAGAAATCCTGAGATGCTAAGATTTCTAACGCTTTTACGTATATAAGGAATTTTATTGTGTTAAGTTTTCAAAGAACTTTTATTATTTATATTCCAAACCATGTATAATTTTTATATGTATTGTGGTATACTCACTGTAACAGAAAAAACATTATGTAACCCTCATACCTCCCTCCGCATAAAAATGTGAATATGGACTAGGAAATTACACTACTTCTGCAAGGGACAGAAATAGTGCTATTCATAGTTTTCACGTAAATAGTATATCATGGATGTATATTGGATGTCAAGAAATTTTTTGTAATATCTTTTTGACCATTTTCCCAAGGTGGGATTATTTTTTTTGCTCAGGAAAATAGAGTTTTACCTCAGCAATTTATCACTTATACCTAAAAAGTACGACTCCCACCACAGGCCACTTTCAGAAAAAGCTAAATCCCATGAAATGATATATTCATCGGGTTTGGGATATAAGTTACATTGGAAAAAAGAGCCGTATTGACCCTTCTTTCCAAATTGCTATTATCAATTACAGAAACTCGATTTCATTTTCTTCCTCTTCATAAAATAAGCGGTATTGTTCAATGATATATGCTTCAGTATACATTCCATTGATCATGATTGGAAATTGATAAATCTTAGCTGTAGCCATTATGCCACCTCTATTTCATGAAAGAAGGTGTTTTCCCCTTTAAACAATGACCGCTCTTGGACTAGTTGGTTAAGGTCGGAATATTCCAATCTAAAAGTTTCTTCCAGCCCCATACTTTTACTTTTTAATCTCAATTTTTCAATGACAATTCCTGCCCGCTCTTCAGTTGCATATGCTCTGCATTCCTCTGTAAATGCTTTATGAGAAATATAAAACCAAGTTTTGCTATCCCACATTCCAATGCTATTTACATGAACAAAATTGTTATTAGAATCTTTAATAACCCATACAGGACGAACCTCAGTTTTAATAGTGGTAGCAGTTAATTTTTCATTAGTAATAATCATGTCAAAAACCTCTTTCTTTCGCTTTAAAATTTTATTAGTTTTTTTTTGCGAATTAGGCGATTTTAAGTTGACATGGTGTATACGCTATGTTAAAATCTACTTGTAGAGAGATTTTAAGCGAATCCCATATCTTCTAGCTCGCCTGAATCGCCAAATTCAGTTGGGCCGAACAAATTAAATTGAATAATCATACATCACATGAGACGGTTCGCTAAAACTGTCTCTATTTGTTTTGCATGGATAAAGTAACACCTCCTGTCTCAAATTTGTTTTCACAACTATCTATTAGTATAATTCCGTTCAACGTAATTGTCAAGGTAAACGTAATATTTTTTCGTTCGTAATATTATTGCGTTTATTGACAATTAAATTGTTTTGTATTATATTTATCACATAAGAGGTGTTAAACATGTTACTTGCCAAAGGCAAAATAAAAATTAATCTTCCTGTGTTACTAGCTGAAAAAAGAATGTCACAAAAAGACTTAGCTGAAAAAACTGATATTCGTGCTGCATCTATTAGTGCCTTATTTAATGAGACAGCAAAAGAAATTAGTTTTAATAATTTAGCTTTAATTTGTGAAGCCCTAGAATGTGATCTATCTGATCTGTTGCAATATAATCCTGTAAATGAGAAGCACCTGAAATAAGGGTGCTTTTTTAATTAGACAGGATTATACCCTTAGATAATCCTAAAGCCTTAGAGGTGCCTTTCTGTGGCTATGGTTTTAATCCAGAGGATTCTGCTAGGGGACCGCAATATAAAAAGCAAAGGGGAGGAAACTTCCACTTTGCTTTAATGTGGTAACTCTTACCACCAATTAGAGAATACTATAATTCTAGCAGTGGTAGTTTCTTCCGTTGCTAGAATTATAGAATCAAACGGTAAGAGTTACCGTTTGAAATGAGGTGGTGGTAACTTCTACCGCCACCAAAAAGACACTTAAAAATAAGTGCTTATTTTACCTGTTTTGTCTTTGCTTACCCCCTTCAGATTGACATTTTTGACCAAAACCCTGTAAGCCTTGCTACGTAAAGGATACAGGGTTTTTGCTATGTGTAAAACTCATCAAAAACAGGGGTAAGGTTCAACCAGAATAAAGAAGTGGTAAACTTATGTGCTAAGAAATTCTGCGTTGATTCTAGAGGTTAATATTGATGATTTAACTTCTGACAAAATATTGTCAAATTTATTCAATAGGGTTCGCCAAATCTGACGAACCCTATTGAACAGTCCTACCCTGTCAAGAATTTTGACTGGTCTATAATCTAAAATAGGCTTAATCTGTGGATAATTAACCGTTACCTAGTCAAGAATTTTGACTACTTGACAATTCCATACCTACTATCTATCAAACTCATTAGATGGCCTTGTGTGACTTCTAGTAAATTAATGCCACACATATGTTCGTAGGTGTTTATATTTTTATGTGTTTATACCCATATGTGTATAAGGGTTTATGAGTGTAGATATATAGGTAGATATTCAGATAGATATCTACACTCATAATCGTTTATGTGTCTAGATGTTTAAGTGTCTAGTTACATGTGTATATATAAATCTAAACCAATAAGCATTTATGTGTTTATTGCATCTCCGTTTTCCGAGAATGCAATTATACACACAGTGCCTTTTCTTTTAATACTATATCTTTCTCTGTGGTCACAGCCCCCACTAATTGCAAATGCATTCCGGCTGACGATGTTTGCATCTCCGAAATACGGAAATGCTCTGTAATGCTTTCACTATTTAATAAGTTTTAGAACTGTGATATATTCATAGTAAAGGAGATTGATTATTTATGTCGTCTGACAAATTGTTTGAACCTTCTTTGGTACCTGGAATTCCTAGTTTGAAAAAGTCAAAAGAAACCAATAATTTTCATGAGGCCGTAATGACTGAAACTTCTGAAATTCTAAAGGAAATTCTAGCAGAGTTAAAAGAGCATTCAACTATTTTAAGTGGTCACTCAACTATTTTAAAAGGCAATTCAACTGAACTACAGAGCATTAGCCACTCAGTTAAGAAAATAAAAGAGGATATATCAGAAATCAAGACAACAATTGACAGGTATTCAAGACTAGAAAAGCGAATCGAAGTGCTTGAGAAGAAAGCTGGTTAGTGTGCTGGGCGAAAAGGGAGGGGTAAATTGATGGAGAATGAGAAGTTTCAAGAGTTTATGAGGGATCAATTTGCCAAGATGTTCACAGAGATGCAGAAGTTAAGTGGGAAAGTGGATGGACTAAGTACAAAAGTAGATAGGCTAAGTGATCGTATGAATAAATTTGGTGAACAAATAACCGTGCTACATGATTTCAGAACTACCAAAGAGGTCAAGTGATGGAGAATAATGAATTTCAGAAATTAGTATTGGAAAACTTTGAGGATATAAAAGAAAAATTAACACAACACGATCTGAGATTTGTAGACATAAAAACTCTTTCCGATCAACATCATCAACAAATTGAAGAGTTGATTCTTGGACAGAAAAACTTACAGGAGGATATAGATTATTTTTTATTGCGTGCATTGAGGAGTGTTTAGAAATGAAAAAAAATATGTATTTATTATCTGTTGGAGTTATAGTTTCATTAATTGGTTGTGGTACTGCGCCAGTCGTCAATACTCCAGCACCAACTGTTTCTGTGGCAGATCAAGCGAAAGCTAAACAGGTAGAAGATGGACAAAAAGCAATCATCGACCTAAAAGCAAAAGCAACTAAGGCAGACTTCATCGAAATTAATGGTCACTATGACCAGGTTAAAGCAAAACCAGTCTTTTTTGAAGGCAAAGTTTCAACTGTTGTCAATACTTATGATGCTGGAATACCAAACTTTTTAATAACCCAAGGCGGAGAAATGTTTTATATAATTAATGGAACACAAACGCTTGATTTGAAGAATGGAGACACAGTCAAAATATATGGCAACGTGAGCAATCCCAAAGAAGGTCTTGGGATGCCAACAATAATGTGTTCTGTCATTGAAAAAAAGTGAATATACTAGAATTTAGACATTAAAAAATCACACTATATGTTTTAGCTAGTGTGATTTTTTAATGTCTAAATTCTTTTCATGTATTTTTTATATATTTACAAGCCAAACTATATTAAAATCTAATTATATTGGAAAGGTGGTGATTGCCCATGACTACAATTCAAAATATACCTAATAGATTATCCAAGGAAAAATCCCCTTACTTGCTACAACATGCTAATAATCCTGTAAACTGGTTTCCTTGGGGAGATGAAGCTTTTGAAACTGCGAAGGCAGAGAACAAGCCGATTTTCTTATCTATTGGGTATTCGTAGTGGCGTTAATTGACTTGCCATTGGTGCCACGTAAATAAACAATACCGATGTTTATAGAAACTCAACTTCAATATTTACGTCATCGCCAATCCTAATATAGCTGATCTTGAATAATATCCTTTTTAACAGTTTATTCTTTTCCTTTGGCTCTACCGTTTCGTTCCAAAATTTTTGAAAATCTATTAATTTTTCTAGTCGCTCTGTTTGTGTTGTTTTATTAGTATGGTCAATACTTGTTCTGATATTTCCGATCTCTTCTTTTACTTTAGTAATTTCTATAACCCTTTTATCTCTTTTTTCTTGGTACTCTATCTTTTCATAATCTCCCATTTCATATAATTCCTTAATTCGACTAAGGCTATCATTTAACTGTTGAAATTTTTCTTGTTTTGTACTTAATATCTCAATTAGATAATTCGCATTAGTATTAGGGACTTGTATTTCCTGCGTTAGTTTGATAATTTCATCTTCAATCTTAATATTAAAAGCGTTGTGAAGAATATCTACTGGGATTCCCCTGTTGTCACATTTGTTTCCAAATGGATCGACATGTTGACATTTTTTCACTAGAATACTTCCGCTTTCTTTGGAGATGAACTGCATAGACCTATTACATATTCCGCAATAGATAAGACCAGAGAATACATACGTCCCCCTTCTTGATCTTAGAGGTATTATTTTTCGTCTTTGTAGGATAGATAGAATTTCGTTATGTTCCTCTTCTGTTTTAAGAACAGGCAAAGCGCCTTCTTTTACAAGCCAATTTTCTCGTTGAATTGAAGTTACTGGATTCTTAACTTTTTTATTCTTGTGTCCATTACCTTTCGTCTTTCCATATATGACTTTACCAAGATGAACTTCATTGGTTAACAAACGATATATGGCATTAATGCTCCACAATTTATTATTAGGTGACGGTACTCCTAAAGTATTTAAATCAACCATAATTTGCATTGGTATGTCGCCACTCAAAAAACGTGTTTTAATGAGATTGTAGATTTCTAATTTACTAGTATCAACTTTAACTTCTTTAGATTCTCTATCATAAATATAAGGATATGGAGGTTTCCCATTAGTCCAATTTCCCTCTTTTACTCCAAGCTTTTTGCCACGCAGTAATCTTTTCTTGATTAATCTGTATTCTTGTCTAGCCATAAATCCTTCAATATCAAGTATTAACTCTTGGTTTTCATCCGTGACATCATATACTTTTTGAGGGGTAATAATCACTGCGTTAGCATCTCTAAATGTACTTCTGATCTTAGCTTGATCTAAATAATCCCCTCTACCTAAACGATCATAATCAATTACTAAAACACCATCGTACAAACCTAGTTCTACGTCTTTTAATAATTTAATCATTTCATGTCTTTCGTCAATAGACTCCCCTGAACCTATTTCTTTATAAATTGTATACTTCCAATTATGAGATTGAGCAAACTCTATTAACTCTGATTCATGTTTAGATAAAACATCTTTTTCTGGATTAAATGGGTCATTCCTACTCTTTCTTAAATATATAGCAATATCTTTGATATCATATATTCGTTCCATAACGTTACCCCCATCTACCTGCTTGTCCTGTAACCAATATACTAAATATATAACTACCAGTCAAATCTAACTGATAGCAGTGGAATTATTATCTATCCTTATTGCATATTTGATTAAATTCTACATTAAAATTCTTTATTGCTTCTTCTGATGGAGAATTTTTATATGTAATATTCAAATTAAATTTTCCTACTTTAGCTTTTATACGGTTTTCATTTCTTTCTATTATCTCAAAAGTATCTGGTACTTTAAAAATATTTCTATCCATTTCTGCTGCTCCTCTTAATTTATTTTTTCTGTTTGTCCGTATCTTTTTGTGAATTAATCCTTAATTGGGGCAATAAAAAAGCACCCTGTCCAAGATGCAATTTCTGCGCCCTGAATAGAGTGCTTTTTATTTCAGGTTGTAAACCTTTTACAAATTAATGACTATACTTGATGGTATAATCATCACATATAATAATGAAAAGGATGGTGGTTCAAGATGGGTATATTTGCTTCCCTGAAGAAGTCCAGAAAACTACGTAAGATCTCCAAGAAATTAGACATTCATGTCTCCACTGTAGCTGACTTGATGAATAGTCACCGTGACGAAGTCCTTGATGAACTTTGTGATCTCTGTGAAGCTGATTCAAATATTGTTCTCGTTATGGGAAATCACAGTATTGACAGAGAAAAGCTGAAAGATCTTTATAACCGCATGTGTGCAGTTGGGTCTGGTGTTTGGACAAAAGATGGTCATTATGTACCGGCATCTTCAATAGCTTATAGTGCTACACTAGATTATCTTCTAAGACATGAAGATGATGATAACTTTCGTGAGGTATCTGCTAGAGTATGTAGTTATTTTGAAAAGGGTGAAATGTCATCATTTATAAGATGATTTTATGAAGAAAGGATGCCTAAAATGGATTACTTAGAAGCTAAGACAATCGTTAAGAAATATGTAGATGCTATTGCAGATGCAGAATCTTTTATTGCACATAAAGAATCGTTGTTACCATGCTCTAAAGCTAGAATTATCATCGCTTATAAGGTATTTATGGCTCATGTAGTGAGATACCAAACAATAACTACAGAAGAATTTAATCATTTAATGAATCTATTAAATCTGATAGATTCATTTGTTAGTGATGATGAATGGGACCTACTGAAAAGACTTAGTCTAAGTAATGAACCGACTGAAATTAAACGTTATATTGAATTTGGTGGGAATGCGCTTATGAGCGATCTACATGACGAAGTAATTGTCTTTATTCAGGAAATACAAAAGCTTGATACTGATGACCCACTCTATCCTCAGAAAATCTATAGTTTAGCAAACATAGAGTATAAACCTGAATATAAGAACATCTTTGAGGGAAGCGAGCCTACATTTGAGGGTGATCATACAGGGGTTGGACTAAATGAATCTCAATCCGAGCTATCTAAAAAGGTTTTTAAAAAGGTCTTTAAGGATGCAATCTTAAATGTTATTTTTTATGGCCTTGGGGCAATGGTTATTGCATTTGTAGGCAACTCCTTAGGATGGAGGACAATGGCCATTATTCTAGGTGGCATCTTTGCATTGATTGTTCTTTTGAGCTTGGTTCCGTTTGTCATTTCTCTTGTCGTTGGACTAATAGCTATTCCGATTACAATTAAAGAAGCTTCAGGGGGTAACACAGAAGCGGTTCGTGTGCAAACGTACCTGTGGTCGGGTACTTTTATCCAGTTAATAGAGAACACTATATGTGTTTTATATGTTTTGTATTTATATAAAGCCTTCTTTTGATATTCACAAAGTCTAGGTTACTCCCAGGGTTGTGATGCGTTGAGAGAATACGAAAGGACTGATACAAATGCCTGATCCAATGATGGAAAAGTATGCCATGGAAGTATACAGATCAGTTTTCGATTTAATAGACTATGAGGTATTAGATTTTGAAAGTCCAGACTTCATTCTTTGGAAGAAGCATTCTGAGAAAATCGGTCTTGAAACAACTACTCCATCAAGTCAGTATCAAAATGAACTCAAGAAAATAGCTAATCTTTCGGTTATAGAACGAGAGATGTTAGGCGATCATTTGAATTTTGAGAAATATAAAGACGCTAAGCGAATATATGACGATGGTGTTGTACTTGAATCATCGTCAAGTGCAGATCTTCATGACATACTCTTAGCTATCATTGTAAGAAAGCTCGAAAAACTGAATGATAAATACACTCGCTTTGATAAGAACGTCCTCTGCTGTACTCCTTATAATGCGGGTCTATATTCTGAAAAAGATTATAAAGACTTTGTAATAAGATTAAATGAAAGTATCTATCGCTATAGTTTACTTTTTGATGAAATAATTATCATATCGCCTGACACTGTAATTAAATATTCTTCGTTTGCAAAACACTATTACATCTTCGATAGAGAAATAGAGCTTTCGAATGACTTGTCAATAACACTGCAAAGAAAAGCAGGCTTTGACATATAGGTTCCGCTAGACCTCTTGGATTCTATTTAGGCACTTTAGATTATGAGAGGGATGAGAAAGAGGAATGAAAAATTGGAAAATGGCTCTAGTCGTCATTGGAATTTTATTGAATGTTATCGTTGCTTATTTAATTGGGGACGCACTAGATAGTGTTGAATGGGGAATTGCAATTGCCATTATTCCTTGTCTTATATACGAGTTTTGGGGATGGTGGGGTTATAGGTTTCATCAAGTGGTAGATTTTTTTAAAAGAAAACGCACTCTTGGGGAATGGTTTGAACTTAGTATAATGTGGATATGTATTTCGTTCATACTCGTTTGGATCTACTTTGCTGGGCAATGAAAGTGGTTTTAAGAACTAATATCTATATTAAAACAAAGCCCCACCATTTAAGTAGGGCTATTTGCATTCTTTTTAAGCTACTTTTTCATGAACACCTCTACTTAAGATAAACCCTCTTTCACCTTTACGATAACGGTTTTTTACTGTACCATAATTTAATCCCCAAATTTCAGCCCATTCCTTCAAAATATGGGTTTCTCCATAGATTGTTATTCTTATATTAGTGCGCTTATTTCGTTGTTGTTGTGCATTGGTTATCCATCGGCAATTCATAGGAGAATATCCTTTGTCATTGTCTTTTCTATCTATTGTTAATCCTTCTTTGTATCCATTCTGTATAGCCCAATCTTGGAAGGATTCAAAGTCATGCATCCACTCTTCGCAAACCTTGATTCCTCGCCCTCCGTAGTCTGGATAACTCTTATGATTCGGATCACCACAACGATATTTCATAGCATACCAAACTCCAAATAGCTTGTTTTTAGAATTACCAGAATTATTCCTAGCGCATCCGCAACTTTTTGTATGTCCACTCTTTAAGTGTACCCAACGATGAAATCCTTCTGCCCCACATTTACATCTACAATTAACCATAATTCCACCATATTTGTCTCTTGTGAACGAATCCAAAACTTGTAACATACCAAATTCTTTTCCAATTATTTTACTAATATTAAACATTGTTAACCTCTCTTCTTAAAATTGAGCATAAAAAAGAGAGGGACTTAATGCTGTCTCACGACATGTGCCCTCTTGTGTTTGTTGCATAATGGCTTTGGAATAATTATTTTAGTTCTGTCTTTTCATCAACATATCCTGAACCACTTGTAGGATTATTAATGACTCCTGCAAGGACTAGAATACCAAGAAAAGCATTAACAATTTCCGTGTAATTGATTGGCAATACATTAACCCCAAATGATTGAAGAAACATAGGTATAAATGCGAAGATTGCCAAAAGTAATCCATAGTTTTTAAATCTATCCATATTACTTGCCTTCTTTCAAAATGTTTATTGCTTGATTAAGTAAGTCGACTGCCTGAGTCTCTTTATCTATCACAGGAGCAACCACAACCACTACTACAGGTGTTACAATAGGTTTTGTATACTCAACGATTACAATGCCATCTGTCCTCTGTACAGTACCTTTTGTGGCATTACCTGCATCTACAGATTTCTTCATTTCAGCTATTGCATTGTCTTGAGAAGCTAAAGCTATGGTCTGGATTCCATCCAAAATTACACGGTATAAAATAGTGACAGGAGCAACTACAACAGGCGTAGGAGGCACTACAGGAGGAGCTACTACAACAGGAGCTAATACAGCACTCTCAAAATCATCATAGCTCCATGTACCTTTTGTCAATGCAGGAACTTTACTATATGTACACCCAGGGCAGTCTGTATATTTTACTTGTCCATGTGGATATACGTTATCTAAAGTTAATCCATATTGGCTCATTAATCTTTTAACTAAACCAACTAAACCATTAAATTGTGCTTGTGGCATAGTGAATTTGGTAAAATCTCCAGCTAATCCAATACCAATACTATTTTGATTCCACCATTGTTCACCCTGTTTTGAATATTGTGGTTTATCTGCAATGCAATGGGCACCTTGAACAGTTAAGATCCTACCCACTCTAATAGTTCCATCTGCTTCAACCCCAAAATCATATTCAGGGTAGTCATATTTATATGGATTCCAACGTTGAGCAATTGGGACATCAGGAGACCTACCATCACCCATATGATGAATTACTATTTCTTTAATTGTACGTTTGAATGGTGTTGACATCTATCTTCATCTCCACTGTTTTATTGTTGTTGATATGTTGACTACATGTTGATTGAGAATCCTTTTCCACTAAGGTAAGACGTTACAATAAGCGTTATAATTCCTCCGATTATTGCTATTGTCTGAATTATAACTTTCCCATTGCTACGAGTACGAATCTTTTTAATTTCAGTTGCACTAACTTTTTCTTCCATGAGAATTGCATTATTTGAATTGCTTTGACCAACTGCAATAGCTGAAACAGTACTCAATAAAATTGCTGAAGTTTGTGAATTTTGAATTTGTGAATTTTTAATATCAATAAGAGTAGTATCTTGAAAATTTAACTTTTGTTCTATGGAATTAAGTATTCCTTTAAAACTTGTACTTTCCAATTCTAGACCATGAATTTTTTCATCATGATTTTCAATTTTTTCGTCATGAACAATAAGTTTTTTATTATGTTCATCTAAAATTACCTGCACTTGTTCTTGGTCAAGCATTATTAACACGCCACCTTCCATTTGCCATTGCCCCCTTCGTAATATATAATATGAATAAGTCGCTGAGCCTTAGGGGGCAAAGCGATGCAGAGGATAGCACAGGCAAATATGCTATCCTCTTTTTTTATTTATTAGTTGTTTAGTTATGAAATATTTTACTGAACTAAGTACTGTTTATATGATTGTTTTGTCTTTTCATCCGATAATGCACAATATATTTGAGTTGTCGCAGGATTTTCATGTCCTAAAAGTTTTTGTACAAGAACTAGTGGAGCGCCGTTATTCAAAAGTAATGTGGCAAAGGTATGACGAAATAAGTGAACATATACATTTTTCTTAACTTCAGAGCGTTCTGCTATAACTTTTATTTCTCTTTCGATACCTCTACCTGATAATCTTTTATATGGTTTTCTTTCACTAACAAACAATGCAGGATTATCATCTAATCTTCGCATTAGATATTTTTTTAAATGATGAAGTGCTTTAAAACTGAAATAAACTGTTCTCTCTTTATTTTCTTTGCCGATTACTGTTGTACACATACCTACATAATCTATATCTTCTTTATTCATTTGCTCTAGTTCGCTCAATCTGACCCCTGTTGCATATAGGACTTCTATAAGTGCACGTTCTCTTGGAGTTTTACAGGCTTCTCTTATCATTTCTAATTCATCTATTGTTAGAGCTTTGGGCAATCTTTTTTCTTTTTTAGGAGTTTTTATTTTTATTGATTCATCTCTAGAAATTATCCCTTCAGACGCTAACCAACCAAGAAAACTTTTTATTATAGATAATTTTTTAGACATTGAACTAGTTTTAAGTTTTGTAAATGTACCTAAATAAATTCTAATATCATTTGTTGTGATATTTTCTATTTTTTTATCTGTGTGTTTACCAAATATTTTTAGCTCTAATTGATATCCCTTTAATGTATCCTCGCTTAACCCCTCTAGCCTCTTACCAGAAATAAAGATGTTTATTTTGTCAGCCATATCCGAATCGCCTGTTTTGTAATTAGTTGGTTTTACATTATACGATTTTAGAATATCTGTGAATTTTGCCCTTATTATAGATATGTCCACTTCTTCACAAGATTCTTTAACACTGTTTACCAACTCCTCTATTAAATTATCCATACTTGTCTTCCCCCTCTTTTTATTTCTGATACTATTTTCGTATCAGTAGCATTAGTATAGCACGATACGAAAAAAGTATCAAGAGGGTATTGAAACTTTTTAGTATCAGTGTATAATATTGCTTAAGGGGGAATTTTCCTTGGACTTACATAGTAATTTAAAAGAGATATTGGATGAACGAAAATTAAGTGTTCGCAAGGTATCAAAAGATATTGATTATAGGTTTGCAACAGTCTTGCAAATGTATCATGATAATTCTAAACATTATCCAAAAGATTTGATTGTTAAACTTTGTGGATACCTAGAAGTTGGAATTGATGACTTACTCAAACTAAAATAATAAACTAAAACCGCCAATTATTATGGCGGTTTTTTATTTGTCATCTAGTTCGTGGTAAATGTCAACTGCGTATCAATCTCTTGTAAAGCGTCCTCTACGTTAGTAGCTACAATTATATTTTTAATATCTTGAATAGAAA